AACTCTGGCTTGATCGATCCATGTGTCTAGTAGAGCATTAGAGCTGAGTAAGTTATGAAATGCAAAATCTTTGTAACTCTTACACTCTATCTTGATGTTACCCAACTGCTCAGGCATCAATATATCGCCATCATATATCAACTTTTGCGATTCTGTCAGCTTGCTGTATCTGCTGATGTTCTTCCCACCTGTAAATGCTCCTGAATTTGGCACTCTCTCAAAGTTCAATTGAAAAACCTCTGTCAGGTGATTAGCAACAGTTCTCTCGAAGTGATTGCCTTTAGCTTTCTGCGGACTTGTCATGTGTATATTATACAGTAAGTTTTACATAAATCCATGATTCATCTTGTTACCTGGACCTTGCATCCCGGAATTCCTAGACTGCATCACTGGTCCTGTGCTGCCTTTGACTGTGTCGTCATGTGAGATTTTACTCTTCTTCTTTTTCTTTTTCTTACGCTTAGTTAGATCTACATCTCCTAAGGCTCTGGGCATCCGAGCATCTCCAGGAGCATACGAATCTACATTACCGAAACTTCCAGCTGTATCACCTGTTGAGTTGTTACCGGTAGCCATGGCAGATGCGCTCATCACATCTTCATCTAAACACTTTTGAAATCTATCTTTATACATATTTACCTTGATTTTTCATATCTATATACTATTATTTATATAACGCGATGGAACTAGAAAGATATATTGATGAATTAACAAAGGATGTAGAGGTGGATGAGTTCGCATTGAAAGAGTGTCAGATGAAACTTCCAGCTCTAAAACACAAGTGGGTTGGTCGTCTCATAAGACTTAAACGAGATCTTCATATTCTCCAGCAAAAGAGATACACTCTGATATCTGCAATCTCAGATCGAGTCAGAGAGTCATCTGAGATCAGACTCACCAGACCATCGGCTGATAAGATCGCATCAAAGCACAAGGATATAGTGGAGGTTGATGATGAGATAAAGAACATTGAGTTGATCATAGAGCTACTGGATAAGAGTGAGAGAATATTTAGTAGCATGAGTTTCGATCTCAAGAATTTAGTAGAGATCATAAAGATGGAGACATTATAATGGTATCATATAATATAGATCTAGACAAGACTCAACGATATGGTAATATCAGAGGTGATGATATATCTCTTATAAGAGAGGTGTTCTCGGTACCTAACAATGCTGCTAAGTTCTCTAGATTCCGAGGAGGTTACACACCGTCCAGAATATACGCAATCACTCCTGCGGGTAGATTTGATATAGGGATGTATCATGAGATAAGAAAATACGTAAAGAGTCAAGACTCAAATATCAACATCAACGCTAGTGAACAATTCAAGAAAATCGCCAACCCTAGAGTGAAGAAGAATACAGACATCAAGCTAAACTTAAAGTTTAGAGACTATCAATCTGAGATAATCGATAGATGTTGTGTGTTAGGTAGAGGTGTAGCAGTTCTAGCCACTGCTGGTGGAAAGACCCTAACAATGGCAGGCTTGCTAGAGAATTATTACAAAAATAATCCTCATTTCAGCTGCTTGTTGATAGTACCTAATCTTAGTCTAGTTTCACAGACATACAACGATTTTGAGGAATATGGCACTACGTTCACCAGTACCAAGTGGACTGGTGGTACGGAGCTGAAACGAGGTTATAATGTAACTATAGCTAACACATCTATACTCCAAAGTGCTAAGAGCGACATATCATGGGTTCAGGATATAGATGTTCTCGTTATCGATGAAGTTCACGGTCTCAGAAAACAGAACAAAATCAACAAAATAATATCTAAGATACATACACCTAATAGATATGGCTTCACAGGTACCATGCCGGAGGAAATGATCGATCAATGGAATATCATAGGTAAGATTGGTCCTATAATATATGAGAAAGGAAGCTATGAACTGAGAAAGGATGATTATATAGTCAAGGCATCAACACAAGTCATAAAGATAAACTACAAATTCAAGCCAAAAAATACAAGCAAAACTAATCCGCTAGCTCGGTACAAAGCAGAAATAGATTTCATAACTAAATCTACGTACAGGCTCAGTGTTATATCTGCATTAGCAAAAAACTTTGACAACAATTCTTTGATACTTGTTGATTATATAGACCATGGTGTGATGATGTACGATCATATGAAGAAAACTTTAAAAGATAAGACTGTATACTTTATAAGAGGAGACGTAGAGGTAACCGAGAGAGAGCGAATACGTCGTTACATGGAAGCTAATAATAATGTGGTGTGTATCGCTATCTCAAAAATATTTTCCACTGGTATAAATATCAAGAATCTTCACTATATAGTTTTCGCAGGAAGTGGCAAAGCGAAGATCAAGACGTTACAATCAATAGGAAGAGGTCTCAGAAAGAACGACAATAAATCTAAGTTAGTGATATTTGATGTGTATGATAACTTATACTACGGTCATCAGCATTTCGAGAAGAGATCTATACTTTATGATAAAGAGAGTATAAAATACAAGATCAACATATTCAATGAATAAATTTTATGACCGATAAACCTAAAGCTACTAAACCTAAAGCTACTAAACCTAAAGCTAAGAAACCTAAACCTAAGAAACCGCATTATGTTAACAGTAAGGACTTCTTACAGCAGATCGTAGACTATTATGCTCAACCGAATGAGATGGATATGAATCCTGTACTAGCAGAGAATGTATACAAGATAGCTAAAGGTTTGTCATTCGCACCTAACTTTATAAACTACTCGTACAAGGATGACATGATTGGTGATGCAATCGTTAAGATGTTCACCGCACTGCAGGGTAAAAAGTATAAGTGTGACTCAGGTTACAATCCATTCTCGTATTTCACAACTATCGCGTTTCATGCATTCATAAACAGAATCAAGAAAGAGAAGAAATACAAGCAAGCAGTCACAGATTATCAAGAGATGGTGTATGACCAGTTAATGAGTACAGATGCAGACACTACTGATAACAAAGTGAACTACACAAATCCGTACAGTAACGAGACTGCAGAGTAATGTTCATATCAAGTAAGATATGTTGCATATCTGATATCCATATTGGTGTGCATCAGAATGGTGTGATGTGGCATAATATAACTCTAGAGTGGGCTAGATGGTTGAGAGACAATTTGAAAACCAAAGGTATAAAGGATATAATGATATGTGGTGATTTGTTCCATTACCGAGATGAGATAGCAGTAACTACTATACAATCAACACAAGAGTTTCTTAATATATTACAAGACTTCAACATTGTGATACTCCCCGGGAATCATGACGCATACTATAAAGACAATAGCAACGTGACATCACTGTCGATACTCAAAGGATGGCCTAATATTAATGTGGTAGATAAGCTCAGAACATTCAAACAACATGGTAAGACTATGACCGTTTGTCCATGGGGAACCAAAGGGGAAGATATACCAGACTCTGATATAATATTTGGTCATTTTGAGATATCATCATTTAAGATGAATCATTTCAAGACTTGTACAACCGGATTGAGTTACAACGACCTGATCAAGAAGTCACCTCTCACCATCACTGGTCATTTTCATCATAGAGAGCATCGTAAGTTTAAAAATGGATCGATACTATATTTAGGTAATCCTTTCGAGATGGATTTTGGAGACATCAACTCGAGTAAGGGTTATTATACATTAGATATATCTGGTAGTGATCTGGAGTATTTCGTCAATGACATCTCTCCTCAACATGTCAAGATAAAGTTGTCAGAGTTAGCAAAAGCCAAGAACATCACAAAAAAGTGGCAGAAGCTAATCAGTGGAAATATTATCAGAGTGTATATAGATCTCCACATCATGCCAGATGAAACTGAACTAGTACTAAGATCCATATCGAAGAATCACCCAGCTCGTGTCGATGTTGAGTATAGTATAAATTTTAATGACTTTGGTCTATCTGACCAGTCTCATGATCTATCTGGTGTAGATGTAATGACTGCTACTAAGGAGTTTGTGGATTTGTTGGATATTGATAATAAGGGTGAAGTGATGAATTATGTTAATGATATATATAAGAGTGTGAAATGAAGACTGTAAATTTTAAGAAATTAGTGGTAAAGAATTTTTTATCAGTAGGTGAGCAACCAGTTGAGATAGTCTTTACTAAAGGGTTGAACATCATAACAGGTATCAACAAGGATAAGGTTTCCAGAAGAAATGGAGTCGGTAAATCTACAATCGCTGACGCTATATACTTTGGAATATTCGGAAACACTCTAAGAGATATAAAAAAAGAGAACATAGGCAATAATGTAACATTGAAGCAACCTATGGTTAGTATATCTCTTGACGTGTCAACATCATCAGGTCAGAGTGACAGATATAATATAGTACGAACTCTAAATCCAAGCAAGTGTCATATATACAAGAATGATGTAGATATGACGTTAGACACAATTGTTAATACAACTAACTTTATATCTGACCTCATTTCCGCTACACCAGAGTTGTTTCAGAACTGTGTCATCATGACTGTCAACAATACAGTTCCATTCATGGCCAAGAAGAAACTAGAGAAGAGGAGATTTATAGAAAGTATTTTAAATTTAGAGGTGTTCAGCGATATGTTATCAGTAGTTCGGTCGAATTACAACGCAGTTCAGCGAGATTTAGATGCAGAGTGTATTAGATACGAAGAGATTTCAAATCAAATTCAATCTATAGAGTCAGAGAAAGTGAAACAACTTCAAGATAATCAGACTCGGTTGGACAAGATCAATCAACGTCGAGAGTTGAATATGAACAGCATTCAACAATTAAAAGAGTCTGCCGAAGTATCCTTTGAAATGAGTGTAAGTGATTATCAATCTCAAGTTGATAAACACAAGGATACGCTGAGCGAATGTAAGGTCAAGAGAGATAGTATAAACAAGAAGATAATTGAGCTCAGGGCAACCAACAAGCACCTCCAGCAATCTTATGACAAGATGATCGCTGGAAAATCTGAATGTCCTGTGTGTCTGCAATCGATGACCAGTCACTCAATTGATAAAGTGAATCAAGAGAAGCAGTCCATCCAGAAATCGATTGATGATAATACTGATATCATCACAGATAAGATTCAATCATTAGCGCTGATTGATGCACTTCGCGAGAAGATGGAATTGAAGGTCGATGAATTGCAGTTGATCATAAACACACAAACAATAACAATTAAGGAAAGAGATAATGTACTGAGTAAGATAACTCAACTACAAGAGTGGAATGCCGAACTAGAACAGGAGTCAACCAACCTGAACAATATAACAGACAATCAGCATGAAAAATTAGAGCAACAAACTGCACGACTTCAAGAAACTCAATCAGTTATCGAGGAGCATAAAAACAATATCAATCTAATTGACATCGCAAGATTCATAGTATCTGAGGAAGGTGTTAAGTCATATATTGTCAAGCGCATACTGCAGTTGTTGAACAGCAAACTAGCTTATTACTTACAAAAGATGGACTCTAATTGTGTATGTGTGTTTGATGAGTATTTCGAGGAGAGTATAATAGATGAGAAGGGTAAGATAATGTCGTACTTCAACTTCTCTGGAGCAGAGAAAAAGAATATTGACCTAGCTTGTTTGTTCGCATTCATGGACATAAGAAGACTTCAAGGTGATGTGGCTTTCAATCTCAACATATATGATGAGTTGTTTGATAGTAGTCTAGATGAGAAGGGTGTAGAGCTGGTTGTCGATATACTACAGGAACGTGTGGATAAGTTCAATGAATCTGCGATGGTTATATCTCATCGTAGAGACTCTACAAAGATCGCGACCGGTGATATCATTTTCCTTCAAAAGGAGAAAGGTGTAACTACACGTGTATCAGTGATTGATAGTTAGTATTATGTTCGGTACGACAATAGGCTCTAGTATAGGTTCAAGCATATCTAAATCATTGGACTACAAATCTATGAAATCTACACCTGCGAAAGTAAAAACACCACGATTTCACGACTTCATCGCAGATTACGGTGGATGTGGTCACTGGAGAATGATCTGGCCGCAGATGATAATAAATGGTACTCAGAAGATGTTCGGTAGTAATTCAGCTATCATGATATCTGATGAATCGTATTACAAGAGTGTTAGTAGTGTGCGTATACAGAGACAAGTGACCTCTGCTCAGCTCAGCTTCGCTAGTGAGTTGAGACGCAAGGCTGATAGAATAGGCTTCAAGTTCATATACGATATTGATGATATATTTGTGATCAAGGATATACCCATGTACAATGCATTTCGTTCATCATATGATAACGCAGAGCTACAGGATTCAGCCAAGAAAATATTGAACCTAGTTGACATGGTCACGGTTACTTGTGATACTATGAAAGATTATTATAGTCAATTCAATGACAACGTAGTTGTGGTGAAAAACTACCCTCCTAGATTCTGGCTTGATGGTATTTATGATCACGAGACTGTCATGAACAATTGGACAAGAAAGCGCACTCGGATCATGTATTGTGGTTCTGGAGCTCATTTTGATCTCAGAAACAACAACAATGGTGTTGATGATATAAGTCACATTGTCAAGCTGATCAGAAAGACTTGTGATGTGTATGAATGGGTGTTCATGGGTGGAGAGCCACCAGCTATTAAGGATTTAATCAAATCCGGGAAAGTGACAGTACACAAATGGCAATCAATATACAACCTACCACGATTCATCAAGAATTTAAATATAAACATATTCATCGCCCCTCTACATGACAACATATTCAACCGGTGCAAGAGTGATATAAAGATTCTAGAAGCTGGTGCATTGGGAGTGCCTTGTATCTGTCAAGATATGATAACTTACGACAACTCGCCACTCAAGTTCAAGACTGCGGATGATTTGCATGATCAAATAGAACTACTTCGAGGAGACTATGGATTATACTCGAAGTTATCCAAGTGCTATAATGATGTGCTACAATCTCGGTGGTTGGATGATAACTACCAGAAGTATATTGATATATTGTAGGGTTGCACTTAAGCTGAGTTTGATATAAAATACACAAATGTATCGTAATATAGTATACGACAAGAGTCAGAATCAAGTCATATTGTTGACATGGGATGATGATGGTAGACGCATAACCAGAGAGCTGAGTTATTCACCATACTTGTATCTAGAGACTAAACAGGACACCGGTGTTGAGTCTATATTCAACACCAGTCTCAAGAAAAAAATGTTCCAATCTCCGACACATAGATACAGGTATCTCAAGGACTTGACCACTACACGTGTGTTTGAGAACATAAGATGGGATCAACAATTCTTAGTAGATCTATACCAGAGCAGATGTAAAGACGATGACTTCAATCAACACCCGCTCAAGACATGGTTTATCGATATAGAAACATACAGCCCTGGGGAGTTCCCTGTACCAGAAAAGGCCAATGACGCTATAAACGTGATCACTATATATGATACCATAACCAAGAAATTCACCACGTGGGGTACAAAGCCACTCACTAGAGATATCGAGAACTGTGATTATACACACTGCTCTACTGAGAAGGAAATGATGCAAAAATTCTTGCATATGATATCGATAGATCCGCCAGATATCTTATCCGGTTGGAATAGTGAATTCTTTGATATACCTTATATCATCAACCGAATCGCGAGATTATTCGATGAGGATACATGTCATCGTTTATCTCCAGTAGGTACTATATACCCGAGAACTATCCGTACACAATTCGGTCGTGAGGCTGTGAGATGGTTCATAGATGGTGTGTCTTGTATCGATTATCTTGATGTGTATAAAAAGTTCAGTATTGGTCTTAGAGAGTCTTATAAGTTGGATGCTGTTGCTGAGCGTGAGCTGGGGGAGAATAAAGTAGATTATGGTAACATGAATCTATCTCAACTAGCTGACGAAGACTGGCAGACGTTTGTTGAGTACAACGTACAGGACGTAAACTTGCTAGTCCGGATGGAAGAGAAGTTAAGATACATAGAACTTCTCCGAATGCTGGCGTATACTGGATTAACAACATTTGAATCTGCAATGGGTACGTTACCTGTGATCACTGGTGCTGCTGTGATTGCCGCTCGTGAGAAAAATAAAATTTTACCTACCTTCATTCGAAGAGATGAATCTGGTCAATACGAAGGAGCGTATGTATCAACACCACAGAAAGGATTTCAACACGGTATAATATCATTTGACGCTAATAGTCTATATCCTAACACGATGATCACACTCAACTTGAGTCCAGAGACAAAGGTGGGTAAGATAATATCTCAGACTGATGAAGACATAACCATACATCATGT